GGCCAGCCTCGGATGGTGAGCGTCGCAGTCAATTCTGGCGATTGGCGCTCCCCGCACAATGTCCGCGCGGAGGTCCGTCGGCCGCTTCGGCTCGACGGGCTACTTCCGGAACCTACGCCATCGAAGGCGTTCAACAACAACAACTGGCGCGAACAGGTCGAAAGCCTATCGCGCCAGCTCCGCCGAGTTCATGTTCCTAGCGAGAAAGCCGGCGAGCGCGATGCGATCGCGATTGCTTTGCGCCGGCTCGTGAACCAAGGCGGCCCGACGGTCGCCGCCAACGGAAAGGAGGCCATCGCCCAGATGTTGTAGTTCGGAGAGAGACTAGAACCACCACGCACGAAGCGGTGCCGGCGCCAATGCCGGCGCCGCTTTTCCATAGGAGAACCACGATGACCACACAAACCAAAGATCCAGACGACGCCAATATCAGCACGAGCGGCAAGCGCCGAACCATTACCCTCACCAACCGCGGACCCGTCCGTATCAACGAGGACGACTGGCAAATCGTCGCGCAGGGTGGACAAGGTGACGCAACAGCGGGCGGACCGCTCGGGTGGCGGATTTCAATCCGCGTCCGATGCGAACACAGAACACCGGGGCGATTCATCGTACACGCCAGTTGACAACAGCAGCGAGCTATTCGATGTGCGCGTCGGGCATCTTGTGAATGCAGACGAGAACCTGTGGGAGCACATCCTCGCCGTTGGACAAGAGCTGCGGGAGCGCATCAATGACCAGCGCATGCACAGCTACGTGACCCACGCTGTCGATAGTTGTTTCGCCGATTTCAGTCCGCGCGAACTGTAAGCAACTTCGCCGCGAACGGCATGCCGCCAGCCTTTCGCGGTGAACCTTCCTTTGAAGTGGCGGCTCGACGCTGAAGCAACATGGGAAAACTTGGGGCGCTGGCAGACCTCCCTCTGCCGGCGCTCTCTTTTTATCCCGCATGCATACCAACACGGACAAGGACGATGACCCGCACACGTCTCCCGAATCGCCGCCCCGCGCTCACTTTCGACTTCGAGATCAGAGGACTGCATTACACAGCCACGATCGGTCGCTTTGACGACGGGCGCGTGGCGGAGGTCTTCTTATCGAACCATAAGGTCAACTCGGCTGCCGACGTGAACGCACGTGATGCGGCGATCGCGACCTCGATCGCCCTGCAAGGCGGCGCCGACTTCGAGACCATCCGCAAAGCGCTTTGCCGCGATTCACAAGGTCGCGCTTCCGGCCCCCTCGCCGCCGCGCTCGACATCATTGCCAATATGGAAAGCTGACCATGCGTGACATCTATCAAACCGTTACCGACCAGATCATCGCCGAGCTAAAAACCGGCACACGGCCTTGGGTGAAGCCGTGGTCACAGACGCCCGGGCTCAATATCCCAGCCAACGCCGTGAGCGGACGTCCCTACAGCGGCATCAACATGCTGTTGCTTTGGACGGCGCGACATCACAACTGGCCGCAACCGCGTTTCTTGACCTTTAAGCAGGCACTCGAAGCCGGCGGTCATGTCCGCAAGGGCGAGCACGGACACCACACCGTCTTCCTTAAGGAGCTGGTCGAGCGGTCGCCCGAGGAGGACGAGCCGCGCAAGTTCCGGATGATGAAGAGCTACACGGTCTTCAATATCGCCCAATGTGATGACCTACCGGACTCGTTGACCACGCCTCCGAAGGCGCCCAACCCTCATCGGCGTGACACTCTGATTGACGAGTTCATCGCTGCGACCGGCGCAAAGATTTGGGAAGAAGATACTGAAAATTTCGCTGGCTATGCTGGAGATACCGTCGACCTCATCAATATGCCGGCGTTCAAGTTCTTCCAGAGTCGGGTGCACTATTACGCCACGCTCTTTCATGAGCTTGTGCACTGGACCGGGCACCCGTCGCGGCTGGATCGGCAACTCGGTGCACGGTTTGGCCTGCGCGCCAAGGCCGCCGAGGAGCTGATCGCCGAACTCGGTGCGGCGTTTCTCTGCGCCGAGTTCTCCATCGACGGGCTCATTCCGCACGCGGCGTACATCGAGTCCTACCTCGAACTGCTCACGGACGATCCCAAAGCAATCTTTACCGCGGCTTCAAAAGCACACCTGCGCGGTCTGATCCTGCGTGAACAGGAGGTTGCGTGATGCTCGAACGTACGACGACCGTGCTCCGAAACGTAACGCAGCACAGTGACGCACTCAATTTGCTGCAGTCGCTCGCGGACGGCTGCACTCCGCTGGTTTTCTTCGATCCACAGCACCGCTCCGTGCTCGACAAGTTGAAGTTCGGGAACGAAAGCGCTCGCCAACACGGGCGCGCATCGTTACCGGCGATGGCCGAATCCTATATTGACGAGGTCTGCATCGAGATCGCGCGGGTGTTGAAGCCGAGCGGCTATTTGCTGCGCTGGCTCGATACCTTCGGGCTGGTCGAGGCTCACCATCTGCGTATTTCCCGCGAGTTACTTGTTGGCGTCGATCTGATTGCGTGGGATTCGCTACGCATTGGTATGGGCAAGAGAAGCCGGCGCCGCGGCGACTATTTGCTTGTCCTGCAAAAGCCGCCGGTACGTTGCGGAAACACCTGGACTGATCACGGCATTTCAAGCCGTTGGCCGGAAAAGGTCGATCGCAAACTCCACCCGCACATCAAGCCGATCGGACTGATCACCCGCCTGATCGCGGCCACCACCGAACCCGGCGATCTCGTCGTCGACCCTGCCGCAGGATCGTTCGTCGTTATGCGAGCCGCCCTCGAACTCGGGCGCGAGTTCGTCGGGTGTGACCTCGCCCATATGTGCGGCATTGAAAACGGAGAAAGCCAACATGCACTAGGAAGGAGAACTGCATGAAGCCTTTTCAAGTCACTGCCTCGCGTCCCCCGATCATCGTCCTGCACGGCGCGCCGGGCATCGGCAAGACCTCGATGGGCTCCGGCTTTCCGAATCCGGTGTTCATTCAGACCGAAGACGGCTGCCCGGCCGGTTTGACGATTGCGAGCTTCGGTCTGTGCGAGAGCTTCGCCAGCGTCGTTGAGGCGCTGTCGTGGCTTGGCAAAGAAGACCACGGCTATCAGACACTCGTCGTCGACAGTCTCGACCAGTTGGAGCCGCTCGTGCAGGCGGCGCTGTGCGCCGACCGCGGCTACGCCTCGATCGAGAGCCCCGGCTTCGGCAAGGGCTACGTCGAACTCGATAAGTACTGGCTCGACTTCCTGCGCGGCTGCAACTGGCTACGGCGCAACCGCGACATGACGATCGTGCTGATCGCGCATTCCGAGATCGTGATGATAAACGATCCGCGCACGACGGCCTATTCAGCCTACGCCTTGCGACTCCATAGGCGGGCACGTGGGCTCGTCGAGGACAGTGCCGACCTGATCGGCTTTCTCGCGACCGACGTGGTGATCAAGAGCGAGCAGGGCGGCTTCGGCAAGACCCGCGCTCGTGCCGACGGCGGCAATACTCGCTGGCTGCACGTCGAGCCGCGACCAGCCTTCACCGCAAAGAACCGCTTCGGAATGCCCGAGCGCATCCAGATTCCGCTGCGCTTCGATTATCCGTCGACGTTCGGCAAGTTCTTCCCGACCCCGCAGCCGCAAGCGGGGAGTGTGCGTACTGCGGTAGCCGAAAATGTAACTGAAACGATGACATCCGAAAATGGTGGCATCCAAGCGTAAGGACTGTGACGATGAGTTATCACGATAAGCTTCCTGAAATGTTTGACCCGCGTGCGCACGAGGGCACGCAGGCCATGCAGTCCATCCCGCAAGGATGGTATCTGGCCCACATCGTCGAGGCTGAAGTTCGCGACGCCGCAAATGGTAACGGCAATTACCTGCTGACGGTTTTCGAGGTTCTTGAGGGCGACTTTCTGCACCGCAAGATCTATCAGAACATCACCTTGGCTAATGCGAGCCAGCAGGCGGTTGAGATCGGCAAGCGCTTGCTGACCGATGTCTACACCGCCTGTGGCATCACCGAGCCCACGCAGGAGATCGACGTACTCCTGTACAAGCCGGTCAAGATCCGCGTCGCCATCAAGCGCGACCCGGCTGGAGAGTACCCGGACGGCAACCGCATCTACGCGGTGCGCCCGCAGGACTACGTGCCCAAGCGTGGACCTTCCGCTTCGCCGAGCATCGGGCCGTCTGCCTCGGTGGCAGCGAAACCGGACCTTCCTTGGAATCAGAAGTGAAGCAATGAGGCCGCGGTGAGGATGGTTGTCGCTCCCGTGTCGGCGACCATCCGTCACTTCGGAGAACGAGCATGATCCTTCGGCAATACCAAGAAGACGCGCTACGCGAGCTGTTCGCGTTCTGGCGCAACGGCGGGGGCAATCCGCTGATCGCGATGGCGACCGGCACCGGCAAGGCCGTCGTGCTCGCGTTCCTGGTCAAGCGGCTGCTGACCGACTATCCGAGCATGCGCGTGCTGGTGACGGCACCGAACCGCGAGTTACTCGACCAGGACATCAAAGAGCTTTTGAAGATCTTGCCTGACGCTCCGATCGGCATCAACTGCGACGGGCTCGGCTCGCGCGATACCGACGCGCAGATCCTGTTCGCCACGGTCAACTCGATTTACCGCGACCCGCAGGTGCTCGGGGCGCGCCACCTGGTCATCATCGATGAGGCCCACCTGATCCCGCACGGCGAGCAGGGCATGTACCACACGACCCTGAGCGGCCTGCGCAAGCTCGTGCCCGATCTGCGCGTCGCGGGCCTGACCGCAACGCCGTTCCGCCTCGACAGCGGACACCTGTGTGAGGGCGACGGCCACCTATTTGACGCCGTGGTGTTCGAGTACACGATCGCCGAGGGCATCCGCGACGACTGGCTTTCGCCGCTGTCGTCGAAGGCTACGGCCAAGACTATTGATGTCACCGGGGTCGGCAAGCGCGGCGGTGAGTACATCGCCGAGCAACTCGAAGCCGCCGCGATTCGCGACAACGCGGTCGAGCTGGCCTGCGACGAGATCGCCACCTACCGGGGCAAGCGCCGAGCATGGCTGATTTATTGCGTCGGCGTCGTTCACGCCGGGATGGTGCGCGACGCACTGCGTGCCCGCGGCGTCGACGCCGAAATGGTGCTCGGCGAGACCCCGGACGCCGAGCGCACCAGGATCATCGAGGACTTCCGTGCCGGCCGCCTGACCGCGCTGGTTAGCGTGATGGTCCTCTCGTATGGCTTCAACGTTCCGCACGTCGACCTGATCGCCATGCTACGCCCGACCTGCTCGGCAGGGCTCTACATCCAGCAGGTCGGCCGCGGTACGCGCAAGGCGGACGGCAAGGAGTCCTGCACCGTTCTTGATTTCGCCGGAAACGTTCGCCGCTTCGGCCCGGTCGACAACGTCCGCATCAAGACCAAGAGCGGCCGCGAGGGCGAGGCGCCGACCAAGGTCTGCCCGGAGTGCAACGAGATCCTGCCGCTGGCGGCGACCGAGTGCTCGTGCTGCGGCCATGCTTTCCCGCGTGACACCACACCCAAGCACGCCGCCCACGCCGATACGGCGGCGATTCTCGGCCCGCGGCGCGTCATGTCCGACTGGATGGAGGTCGACGACATTGAATACGGCTTTCACCACAAGGAAACCCCGTCGCTGCGGGTCAACTTCCAGTGCGGCATCCATGGTTTTTCGAAGTGGGTGTGCCTGCAGCACCGCGGCTATGCCCGCACCATGGCCGAGCAGTTCTGGCGTGGCATGAACGGCGACATGCCGGTACCGAACACAATCGACGAGGCGCTGCAGCGCCAGGACGAACTCGCCTGGGTAACGCACATCCGCGTCGCACCTGAAGGTGAGAGGTACTGGCGCATCATCGGCTACCGCATCGGCGGCGAGAACTACGACGGCAACCTGCAGCGCGCGATCGCGTGGGGCCGGCCCGAGTTCAACGACTCGATCCCTTACTGAGGACGCAAACATGAATCTCATTCCGGACGAGCTGCCGGATCTTCGGCGCGTCGGTCTGCTCGCGATTGATAGTGAAGAGCGCGACAACGGCCTGCAGGCCGATCGCGGTTCGAGTTGGCCGTGGCGTGACGGGCACGTCTGCGGCATCAGCGTCGCCTATCGCGCGGACGGAGAAGTGCGCGGGCTCTATCTGCCGATGCGCCACCCTGACACGCAGTGCTTCCCGCCCGAGCAGGTCTACGCCTGGCTTGCTGCGCACGTCGCTTGCGGGCCGAAATTTCTCACCCACAACGGGCCGTTTGATTGGGGATGGTTTCGCAGCGAGGCCGGCATCCGCATGCCGCCGAGTGAGCGCATCGAGGAGCTAGGGGCACTCGCCACCCTGACCAACGAGAACCGCCGCGACTACGGGCTCGACGCGCTGGCCAAGTCCTGCGGCTTTCCTGGCAAGGACGAGTCCCTGTTGCGCGAGGGCTGCACGACGCTCGAACTGGTCACCAACAAGCGCAAGAAGTTTCGCCCGCAAAGTTATCTCTGGCAGCTGCCGGCGCGCTACGTCGCGGCCTACGCGGTGGCCGACGCCATCAATACCCTGCTGGTGTTCGATCAACTTAACCCGATCCTCGACCGGGAGAACACGCGCGCTGCTTACGAACTGGACCGCGACTTGGTGCCGCTGATCGTCGAGATGCGAGCGCGTGGAATCCGCATCGACATCGCGGCCGCCGAACAGGCCCGTGACCTTCTGCTTGGCAAGCGCGACGCCGTGCTCGCTCAGCTGTCGGACAAGCTCGGCATGCCGGTGAGTATGGACGAACTCAATCGAAGCCGGTGGAAGGCGCCGATCTTTGACCGCGAGAAGGTGAAATATCCGCGCACCGAGAAGGGCTCACCGAGCTTCACCGGGAACTGGATGGAGGGCCATCCACACTGGTTGCCGCAGCTGATCTGCGAGGCGGAGAAATATCACCGCGCCGGCGACAAGTTCGTTGGCAACTACATCCTCGGACACGCGGTCAACGGTCGCATCTACGCCGAGATTCACCCGTTCCGGAGCGAGGACCACGGCACCAAATCGTTCCGGTTCTCGTACAGCGATCCGCCGCTGCAGCAGATGACGGCGCACGACGAGGAGTTCGCGCCGATTATCCGCGGCCTGTTCTTACCCGACGAGGGTGAAGTCTGGGCGAAGCCCGATGCGTCACAGCAAGAATTCCGGCTCGCCGTGCACTACGCGGCAATCCACAACATGCCCAAGGCCGAGATCGCGGTCGCGCGCTATCGCGACGATCCGAACACCGACTTCCATCTGCTGACGGCACAGCTCACCGGTCTCGCGCGGCAGGAGGCCAAGAACACCAACTTCGCGAAGATCTACGGCGCCGGAGTCCGCAAGTTCGCAGAGATGACCGGCCTGCCGCTCGACAGGTCGCGGCAACTCTACGCTCAGTACGACCGCGAGATGCCGTTCCTGCGCGCACTCAGCAAGGGGTACGAGTATCTCGCCCGTCAGCAGGGCTACATCACGCTCTACGACGGTGCCCGCCGGCATTTCAACCTGTGGGTCCCCGCCGGCAAGTGGGAGAAGGGCGGCGGCCCGTGCGAGCGCGAGGAGGCCGAGCGCCGGCTCGCCGACCCTGCACATAAGTGGTTCGACAAGGGTCAGCTCTACCGCGCCGACTGCCACAACGCCCTGAACGCGCTGATCCAGGGCTCCGCGGCGCGGCACACCAAGCTGTGGATGCGCGCGGTCTGGCGTGAGGGCATCGTTCCGCTCCTGCAGATGCACGACTGCCTCGACTGCTCGGTCGCGACGCGCGAGCAGGCCGAGATCGTGGCGCGGCTCTGCGTCGAGATGGCGCAGCTCAAGGTGCCGATGCGCTGTGATCTCAAGTTCGGCCGCACCTGGGGAGACGCCAAGCACAGTTGGGAAGAACTGCACGGCGATAAGTCTGCGCCGCAACAGCCCAAATCCGAATCTGAAATCGAACCGAAATGTGATCCTGCGCTCAAAACCGAACCGGAATGTGACGGGCACGGCCAATCTGAGACCAC